AACCCTTTCCTCAATGCCGCCTTCTGAGAACAGCCACAGCACCTTACATGGCTCCTCCCGGTCTTTGCTTTGCATCCGGGCGCGTGCCTGCCAGTATGAAACCGCACTAAAGTCGATATTAAGCATTATAAGAGCCTCGGCGGTGCTTAGATTAATGCCCTCCCTGCCGCTGCTTATCTGCGAAATAAACCATTTATCTTGGCTTTGTGCAAACTCCTCAGGATTTGTGGTGAAGCGGTCTGCCCCAAATGTCAGATAAAGCATATGTTCCTCCGCTCTGTATTTGTAAAAAATAGCGATCTTTTTGCCTTTGGAATTTTCTTTAATCCAGTATGCTTTGGTACGGTCAAAAATTACAGATTCATCTTTTTTGTCTATAACCGTACCTGAGTATACCTGATGCAGTTTACTCATCAAAGCGGCTCCTGTATCTGCAAGAACAACATTGCCATTATTTCCGTTAAAGATCCTGTCTTTCTTAAGCTTATCGGCAAGGTAATATGTTGATGGCTGCATCTTAATTTTTACAACTTCCTCAATTACATCCTGCTTAAATCCTGCCTGTTCCTGTGTGAAAGGAATGATTAAATGATCTGTCATGGTTTTGATTTTAGTTTGGTTTGCATTAGAATAGTCGTTTACTTTTAATCCTTTAAAATACTTGAGCCTTATATCCACAAAATCCGCTGCCCATTTGTAAAAATTCACATAGTTGCGAAAAGGTGAGAAACTGCTAACATGAAGCTGATGAAAAAGCTGGCTGTAACTCTCAGGTGTAGGTGTCCCGCTTAGATAGATGATCGGTTTGCCTTTGCAGATGTTTTTTAGAATCTTTACTTTATTTGCAGGTTTAGGATATTGGCCTAAGCAGTGCGCCTCATCCAAAATTATCAAATCTGGCAAATATTGCAGATTATGCAATTGTTCATAATTAGTAACGGCAATCTCAAAGGATAAATTTAACGCCTTATGATCCGCTAAAATGCCGTCTATTACTTTTTTCTTAGTAACGAATAAAACCTTTTCAGCTCCCAAATTCTCAGCGGTTAATAAAGCGGTGGCGGTTTTGCCTGTTCGCACCTGCATAGCTAAGTAAACTAATCCGTATTTGCGGATAATATCGGCGGCGCTATTTGCTATTTCTATTTGATATTGGCGTGGTTGCATCAAAATAAAGTTAATTGACTTTTAAATTGTTTAAATCGTTTTTCCTGCGCCTCAAAATAATCTTTATCTAATTCGCATCCTACAAAATGCAGTTTGTTTTTATACGCTGCTATGCGACTCGATCCGCTGCCTAAATGAGTATCTAAGATTTTATCCGTTGGCTTTGCGTAGTTTTTGAAGATCCAGTCGTATAATTTTACTGGCTTTTGGGTTGGATGTATAGTATCTCCATATTGAGTAATATAAACCCTATTTAATTCATATACTCTTAACGCTTGTTTAAATGATGTAAATGCAAGCTCTCCATCTGAATTACAAATTCTTTGTTTTTTATCCCAAAATATCCAACCCATTGATGCTGGCAAATATTTAGTAAAATAATTTGCGCCCCAAATAATTTGATTTTTAGATACTCTAAATAATTCAATAAAATAATTTTCATCAGGTATTTTATTATCCCATCCTTTAAATTGTTTTGCTCTTCTTCCACCATGTTTTGATGTACTTTCTTTCTGCCCATCAAACCCTATTCCATACGGCGGATCAACTACAGCAAGTTCAAAATACTTGTCGTGATAGCGTGCCATTAATGCCATGCAGTCCTCGTTGGTAACTTGGGAAAATATATCCATAAAGATTAGTTAAAAAAATCACCCCCCGCCTTCCTTTTTAGCTAACTTCCGATTATTAATAATAGCAGGGGGTGAATGTGATTAAAACGGAGAATCTTCCTCACTTGGTTTTTCTGTAAATAATGTTTTCCAGAATTTCTCAAAGTATTCAAGCTGCTTTGAGTTGTCGTAAACAAACTGCCCTTTTACTTTTACCTTCTCAAGTTCGGGTAGATCGCCAGGGTTATCCTTTGACCATTTCCATTTGAGAGCCTTGCCGTTTTGATTGACAAAGATCGTTGTCTGAGGTTTGCCATTCTCGCCTGTTTTGCTCGATGCGATCAGCTTCACAGGCTGGTTAATGTCAGCATTCGCAATGGCATTAGTAAGCCCGCGATAATAGCCTGAATCGGTGCGAACCTGCACTAAATACTTTTGCCCTTCATCCTCAAGAACTAACTTCAGTTTGCGGAACTTAGTGCCATTATACTCATCATCATGAAATTCGATGCCGGTAATTAACCCATCTACAGCATCAAATAACTCGATGTCGCCGTTGGCGTTTTTGCGGGCAAATTTGCCCTCTTTTAAATTTAGGTAGGTAATCCCTCCTGTTGTATTGCTTAAGCCCATAATAAATGCCTGTGACCAGAGCAGGCGTGGTTAAAAGTTTAATTGATGATATGCATCAATGTATTTATTAATAAAATATTTGCTTTCCGTTTGCTCCTCAATTGCGAGGTTTTCTGTGTGTGTGTATAAATAATCATCCCATTCAAAATCCTCCACTTCAATAGATCCATCCAATAAAAAGCAGTTTGCAGTTACTTTCACCCAAATTATATGGTCTATTACCTGCACCTCATGTTTTAATGTAATTTTCATAACTTATGGCTAATTTGATATGTGAGTTGTTTTGGTTTACTATTTTGGTTTTCGGCAAGCCATAACTGATGTGTGGCTTTAAATAGTTGTGAATCATGCATTGTATCATCCTTCATTATCATCTGCCAACCAATGCCCTGAATGTCACCTTTTTTGCCCTCAGTACGTGTTTTAGCGTTAAGCCATAAAATAGCTACTTTGTCAACTTCTGCACCCATCGAAAAAAGCAAATTGCGATAAGCTGCCAATTGCAGCCAGTATGATGGATAAATAGCATTTGAGGTTTTTATATCTAATAGGATCCGTTCACCGTTCATATTTATAACACGGTCAATCGTGCCGGCATAACCTAAGTCTTTACTAATAATATTTAATTCGATGCAGTCGGTTACAAATTGAAATCGCTTTCGAAACTCAACGTATCTTTCAAACATGGCCCATTCATTCAGTTTGTAGTCAATGGATCCGTTGTCGTTTACAAGCTTAACTTCTGCGCCTTCATCATATTGCTCTGTGAGTTTATGAACTACAGATCCCCTGCGCCCTGCTTCATCTCTTATCTCATCGGCATCTTTGCCAGCTTCCTTGAGCCAATTGAAATAAGCCGCGCCTTTGGGGTAAGCCTCAAGGATAGTTGTAACGGAGGGAACATAGCCGCCATCATCTGTCTGGTAGAAACGTGCATCAAGCAGCGTTAATTGATTGTTATTAATAGTGTAACCTTTCATGTTGTGTAGTTTAAGCTTGTGTTGTTTTTAAGTGATCCTGTTAATTTTCTTGCAAGTGTAGAATATTTTATATTTAATTCATTTGCAGCATTCATTATGCTTTCATATATTATTCCTGTGTTATTATCAATAACTTTTTTCCTGTTAATTTTTTTATTATTCAATACATGAAAACTATGTTTCATATTTTCACTATGAGTACACCATTCTAAATTTTGATAATAATTATTAGACTTATTGCCATCTTTGTGATTAACCTGATTTAAATTTTTTGGATTTGTAATAAATTCAATAGCAACTAATCTATGAATACTGAATATTTTAGTTTTCCCATTTTTTGAAAGTGTAACAATTGGATAACCACTTCCTGATTTATGTGATATATTTATTTTTTTACATTCAAATCTCATTTGTCTAATTGTTCCCCATCTTGATAAAGCAGTTACGGTTGCTGCTAATCTTTTAACATTGCCAAAATTGCTAACTTGATATAAGCCTTCGTACCCTGTAATATCTTTCCAAATCTCATTTTGATCTACCATAAATAAATATTTAATGCAAATATATACTTTTTTTCTAATTACAAAAAAATTTTTTTATCTTTGTCAAAAAATATATATTTATGAAAAAAGAAACACGCGGTAGAAAGCCGCTTCCCACAGGGGAAAAAAAGAAAGCAATTCAGTTTTATGTAAAGCAAAAGCATTACAAAGCAGCAAAAGAAGAAGCTAAATTAATCGAAAAAAAATATTCAGTATGAAATTTATTAAAGTAACCGTAATATATCCAAAAGGCGACGAAATAAAATACATAAATTTTGATTATGTTTTAGAAATAATACCTGATTCGGATAATACAACTTTACTAAATGTTAAATATCATTATGATGATATACATGTAAGAGAAAGTATTGATGAAATTAAAGAGTCTTTAAAATATCTTGACAGTTTAAAAAAATCTATATGAACATATACGACTATCTCGAACAAGGCGAAATAATTGACAAAGCGTGTTTTGTTGCTGCAAAGGAATTGATTGAATGTGGCCATCATGTCATCCCTCTGATGAAAGGTGAAAAGCGGCCAACTGTAAATATAAAGCGTATTAACGATGTAGTAAAAAACCCGATTAATTTACATAATGTCTCTTATTTTTTTGATCGTGACTGCGACATTGGAATAATGTTGCAGCGTGGGATGGAAGTAATTGATATTGATGAAAAGAACTGCAAAGGAATAACAAGACGCATACTTAACACAATAGAGCAGGGATGGCCTGAATTGTATGAAAAATTGGTAATATGTAGCACACCTACAGGTGGCGCACATATTGAATATTATGCCGAAAAGGTCGGAGGCGATCCGGTATTGGCGAGGGTTGAAGGTAGTCCGCATCCTGTTACAGTTGTAGAACGTATTGACGAAACGAATAAGCAATACATCAAAACGGCTCCCAGTGCTGGCTACTATTACATAAAAGGAAATCCATGCGAACTGCCAAAGCTTGACATAGAAGAAAGGGGTTGGCTTATGTCAGTTGTCAAGTCTTTTGATCAGTCACCTATTTATGAGGTAAAGAAAAAAGATTATGTGCGTGAAGATAGTCCGTGGAAAGTATTTAACGCTCAAAATGATTGGCGGTATATACAAGATGAATTAACGGAAAGAAATTGGAAAGTAGTGATGGAATTAAATGACAGAGTAGTTATTTGCAGACCCGGTGCAACATCCCGCCACTCAGGAAGTATATTTAAAGAGTCAAACATACTTTATCTATTCTCAACAGGAAGCGATCTTGAGGCCGGTAAAGGTTATACACCGTTTGGTATTTACGCTCATTTTTATCATGATGGCAATATACACAACGCACAAAAACAGCTTGCAACACAAGGCATTGGAATAAATATTACAGATGAAGGGCAGTTTTGGAAAAAGGAAAAGCACCGTTTAAAGATTAAATATACTGAATTATCTGCATGGCTTGAGTCTATAGGTTATTACTATTATGATAATCAGTTAGTGCAAGTAATTAACAACAAAGTGCGAATAGCTGAAACATCTGATCTAATTAAAGCTTTTTTAAATGAAGTTGAGCCGGATATCTTAGATGATATGATTGAGAAAGTGCCTGTGATATTTAAAGAAAGTGGCGGTCTTATGCAGGGTCTTATCGGTAATTTAAACAGGGAGTTTGTAAGGGATAGTAAAAATGAAACTTGGTTTTTCTTTAATAATTGCGCTGTAAAGGTCACAAATGAGAATTGTGAGCCTTTTTTGTATAATGAAATAAAAGGTTTGGTTTGGGAGGAAAACATCATAAACAGACGATTTGAGCCTATAAATTATAGCGGATGTGATGCTGAAAGGTTTATCGGTATCCTGGGCGGTGATGATGTTACGCAATTAGAACAGATTATAGGTTATAATTTAAGCCGCTATAAAGATCCATTAATCAGTAAGGCAACGGTGATAATGGAGGATGTTTCTGCTGAATCTGAAGGTGAAAGCCAGGGTCGATCAGGTAAAGGTGTGATGATTAAATTCATAAAGGAATTTAGAAAAACAAGTTACATAAACGGAAAGACCATGAATTTTAGCGATTCGTTCCTTTGGCAATCAGTACAAATGGATACAAATCTCATCTTTATTGATGATGTGGAAAAGTCATTCAGGTTTACAAAGCTATTCAGCCAGATAACGGAAGGAATTGAAATAAACGCAAAGAACAAGGCAAAAGTTATTATACCTTATGAAACATCACCAAAAATAATTATAACATCCAATTACGCCGTTGGTGAAATGGATGATAGCACGTACGATAGAAAGTTTGAATTTCCTGTAGTAAAACATTTTACATCTAATTACAAGCCTGTAGATGAATTCGGCAGGGCATTCTTTATTGACTGGGATGCTATAGAATGGTCAAAATTTGACAATTTTATGATTTCATGTGCGCAAAAATATTTAAGCTTACAGGATCGCGGCAAAATAACCGTAAGGACTTCAAACTCAATAGATCGCAACCTGATTAACGATACTGACAGGGGATTTGTTGAATGGATGGACGATCAATTGCAAAACAATTTCTTTTTGTTTGCTCCCCAGGTACTTAAAAATGAAAAGTCTGAAAAGAATGGAAGTTTAGTAGTAAATGCAGTAAATATGTCATTATTTAAAATTAATACAAATAACCCTGATTATTATATAAGTAAGTCAAAACAGGATGTTTTAGAGTTAATTCATAAGGTTTGTAATAACAACAAAATAACGCAAACAACTTTGACTAAATGGATAAAAAAATGGTCACATGTTAGGGGTGTAGAAGTGGATCTAAGTTATAAAAAAGGTGCTGAAACTGGGAGGTTTTACAGGTTTATATCGTGGCCTGATCAAAATAATTCATTCCCAAATGAATCAGTAGAAAGTGAGGAAACACCATTTTAAAAGTGGGAAGTAGGAAAAAAATGGCTTTGTCAAAAGTTCTCATTTCCTACTTTCCTATTTTTATTTTTTGATTCCGACTTTGACTCTGGAACATTAACTTATTGATAATCAATGCTATTATATCTATATTCCTACTTTCCTACTTCTTTTTAGTTATAAATATAAAAATAAAAAAATATATATAATATATAGGTGTATTATATATTATATATAAGTAGGCGAAAAAATACGGGAAAGTGGGAAAAGTGAAAATTTAATCAAAATTTGCTTTTTTATCACATTTTGCTAATTTTGGTTATGCTCACGGTTTTTGACGAATTGCCTAAAACAATATTTGGGTAATGCAAAACATCCTTATCAATAAAGTAGCTGCAATTATTGAGAAGGAAATGCTAACCCCAAAATTTCGTGAGTTGACTATAAAAGACAGGGATTACGACAAAGCACGTTATCTTTACATTTGGGTATTGTTTAATGAGTTTAATGTTGAAAGGGTAGCAATAAGGGATACATTGCCATGTTATGCATACGGAAAGACAGTTTACCAAGTAATACGGCGAATGTATCTGAGAAGGAAAGATAGTGATTTGATTTATGAGGTTAAAAATATAAAACGGATTTATGATAAAACTTATTAATTTCCCGTAAATAACTCGTTATGCGTGAAGGTAGAAATGGCGGCAAATTAAAGTCAGGTAACACGGTAAATGTTGGCCGAAAAAAGAAATTACCGGAAATAGATATTTTGTTGGCTGATGTTTTAGGTGAAGAGGAAAGCGGATTAAGTGATGCAAAAAATATACTTGAAGCATTAAAAACAAAGGCTTTAAAAGGTGATGTAAGGGCAGCAGAAGTATTACTTGAAAGAGCATATGGAAAAACAAAGCAAAATTTAAATATTGAAGGTGCTTTAAATATTCCGCAATTAAAACCTGTTATTATAAGCAAAAATGGCGATACCGAGCGAAGTAATATGGCAGACTCATCAGGCTTATAAAGATGGCTGGCAGATAATATGCAATGAGGGCGGGAGCCGTTCCGGTAAATCTTACTCAACAATTCAAATACTTGTTAGCATTGCAACAACCGAGGCGAACAAACGTATTTCCGTTGTTTCGCATTCTTTGCCTCACATCAAACGTGGTGCATTTAGGGATTTACAGCAGGTTTTAAAAGAAACAGGTAATTGGTACGAAGATTGGATGAGGTGGACTGATTTCGTTTATTCTTTCCCAAACGGCTCTTATATCGAACTTTTTGGTCTTGAGGATGAAGGCAAAGCACGTGGCCCCGGTAGGGATGTGCTTTTTATCAATGAGGCTAATTTGATAAATAAGCTTTTGTTTGACCAATTGGCAATGCGTACAACAGGGACTATTTTTATGGACTGGAACCCTGCTGAATTTAATTCATGGGTTTATGACATTGCAGACAATCCTAAAAACAAAAAAATACATTCAACATACAAAGACAATATTCATAATCTAAGCCAGCAGCAAATTGACTATATAGAAAGCTACAAAGATTTACCGGATGATTTTATGTGGAAAGTGTACGGCTTAGGGCAAAGGGGAGCAAGCAAGGAACTTATTTACACGAATTGGAAAGTGGTTAGTGAATTACCGAATAAAGGACAGGTATTTTACGGATTAGATTTCGGGTATACCGTACCAACAGCACTTGTAAAGATAGAACATTACGAAGGCTCTAATTACGTGCAGGAGTTATTATATGAGCCTAAGTTGACAATTTCTGACTTAGTGATCAAATTAAAGGCGTTAAATTTGATGAGGAGTGATGAGATCTTTTGTGATGCAGCGGAGCCGAAAACGATTGAGGAGTTAAGCAGAAACGGATTTAATTGCAAACCTGCTGATAAAGATGTATGGGCTGGCATCATGAAGATTAAATCATATCCTTTGCATATTGTACACAATAGCAATAATCTTAAAGCAGAGTTGCAATCGTACAAATGGAAAACGGATAAGGATGGAAATATAGCATCGGACGAATCACCTGTAAAAGAACATGATCACTTACTGGATGCCATGCGATATGCTATCTTTACAAAATTAACATCAAAATCACCCAGTTGGGTAGCATTCTAATGAGTTGGATTACAAAATTTTTAGGCATCGAAAAGATTAAAACCAAAGCGATGTCATTTCCCGGTATTTATATTGGCAATAATGTAAACTTTTTCAGGTGGGATAAAGACGCAAATGCATATACGAACAACGATACTGTATTTACCGTTATTAAAAAGATTGCAAAGAAGGCATCAAACGTGCCTCTTTATGCTTATCTGCCTAAGAATCAAACAGCTTTAAAAAAATACAAGCACAGCCCTATTAATAACGTGCAGCGTTATCAATTGGATAAGGTAAAGGCATTGGATGAGATGGCAAACAATACAGCTTTGTCTAATCTCATCAATAACCCAAACCCTTCGCAAGGTGCTGATAGTTTTTATGAGGGTTTGTTTTCGTTTTATGCTTTGTTTGGTGAGTGCTTTATTTGGTTAAATAGAGGCGGCATTGAAAACGGGGAGGTTCTTGAAATGTATATTTTGCCGCCGGCAAAGGTTGAGATAGTACCTGATCCACAGGATTTATACGGTGTTACTGGGTATTTAATAGATTTGGGCGGTAATTTTATCCCTATTGCAAAAGCTGATATTATCCATTGGAAAACATTTAACCCGAACTTTGATGCTGTTGATCGCAGCCATTTGCGTGGATTTAATCCGATAATCCCACTAAAAAGAAGGCTGCAACAGGATAATGATGCGATGGAGGCGGCGGTTGCAATGTTTCAGAACGGCGGTGCTAAAGGTGTGCTAACAAATGAAACATTGGATAATTTAAGCCCTGAGCAAGCCGGTCAGCTTAAATCTGTTATAGATAACAAGATCAATAACACAGCGATGAAGGCGGCTGTAGCTACGTTGCAAGGTAAATGGGCTTATTTGGATATTGGTAAGGATTCGGTAGATATGCAACTATTGGATAGCCAAGATAAAACAATGGAGCGGATCGCGATGGCATTAGGTGTAGATCCTGATATTTTAGTGCCAGGGCAATCATTCAGTAATAAAGAATGGGCGCAAAAGAAATTTGTTACGGATCTTATTATGCCAATGTGTAACAGCTTAAGGGATGAACTTAATAGAGTTTTAGTACCATCGTTTAAAAGCCGTGAATATTTGGATTTTGATTTTAGTGCAATACCTGAGCTGCAGGATGATTACAGCAAAATGTCAACGGTTTACAATGGGATGTTTGACAGGGGCGCAATCACAGGCAATGAGTACAGGCAATTGTTAGGCTTTGAGCCAACAACGGAGCAAATGCATAGTAAGTATTTGATCACAGGCAATTACGGACTTATTGAGGATATTGATGTACCAAACGAATCGGGGAGCCATGATGAAAGCGGAGAATATAACGATTATATGGCTTAAGGATTACGGATGGCAGTTTGTGAACGTTTGTATCTTTGAGGCACTAATTAATGCAGAGGCGATAAAATTTTATAAGTTTATACAACACAATGTCACAAACAATAGAAATTAAAAAGTATTGTCAAAGCATTGCAAAGCGGAAATATCCTGAGACTGAGAAAGAAAAAAAGTGCATTAATGAATATGGTAAATTGATTATAAAACGTGGCCATTTTACAAAAGAACTGATAAACTTCATCTCAAAATATGACGGCGAGAAAAAGGCGAATATATTGGAACAGGGAGAGGAACAAAGCCGTTAAATACATCAATAAGTATAAAAGAAGCTTTTACAATGCTTTGCAGTCCGATATGCGAGGCTTTCAGAATGCATTACGGGAAAGCGAACAGGCTGCAAGAAAATATATAAACGGGCTGCTATTTAGCGATGGCATAAGCCAGGTAATGAATCAAATAATCAGGGAGGTTGGTGTAAGATATGCGCGTACTAATTACAACACGCTAAGAAAAGAAAAGCAATTTAACACGCCTGAGGAGTGGATACAATTGATAATGGAGTACTTAGGTACTAATTTTTACAATAATGGTGTGCTGCAAATTGTAAAGACCAGCCGTACAATGATGCTCGATATATTGGAGCGCGGCAATCGGGAAGGTTGGGGTTATTCTGATTATGCACAATATATCAGTCAAACAGTGCCAGGGCTAAATAGGAACAGGGCTGACATGATCGCACGTACTGAAGTTGGCAGGGCTATTCATGCAGGTACATTTGTTGGTGCTGACAAATCACCATTTGAAAAGCAAAAGATGTGGGTAGCCGCAAAAGATAACCGGACAAGAGGAAACCCTATAAATGGGCAAAAGGATAAAGCTGATCATTGGCATTTGGATGGGCAAACTGTAGATTTTAATGCTAAGTTTATAGATCGCAAATCGGGAACAGAATTAGAACATCCACATGATCCACAAGCCAGAGCCGCCGATGTAATACGGTGTAGATGCACTTTTGCGATAGTTAATAAACGAGATGCAAATGGTAGATTAATAAGAAAGCAAAGTATTACCTTTAGATAGTTGACAATTATTTACTTTTGTATAGTTTTTATATTTCAATTTTGTTAATATGCCAAGTCCTAGAGCAAACGAAAATAGAGATCAGTTTTTAGAAAGATGCATGGGTGATAGTGAAATGGTGGGCGAATTTAATGAAAATGATCAGAGATATGCAGTTTGTTTGAGTTACTGGCAAAATAAAAAAAGCATGGCAATACAGCATAAGGTTTACGATTTAAAGGCATTGGATGTGGATACATCCAAACGCAGCGTAAAGGTTGCCATTGCTGAAATGGAAAGCATTGACAGGGATGGTGATGTATTTGATAAGTCTGCATTTGACAAAACAATTGCAGAACGTGGCCCGAATGGATCTAATGAGATTTGGCATTTGGTAAACCATGAGCGTAAACTTGAAAGCAGCTTAGGTAAATTTCAAAAGCTATATAAAGAAGGCAAATATATCGTTGGTGAGAATAGTTACCGGGATATGTTCCTTTGGAAAGAAGTGGCTTGGCCTTTATACGAGCGTGGTGATATTACCCAGCATTCCGTTGGCTTTACCACATTGAACCAATCAAAGGCTGTAGATCATAACATAATTACGCAGGTGGCACTTTGGGAGGGATCGGCGGTACTTTGGGGAGCAAATCCTAATACGCCAACGTTTGAGGTTGTTAAAAGCTTTTTAGAGCAAAAAAAGGAAACGGCTATTGATTACATGGCATGGGTTATTAAAAAGCTAAAAGAAGGTAAATATTCAGGGGAGAACGAATCATTACTTATTAACGAATTGCAAGAGGTTTCTAATCTGTTTTTGCCGCAGGAAACTGCACAAAACGAAACTAAGCCGCAGGAAACTGCACAAGGTTTAAACGATCTGAAATCTGCAATTAACATACAATTACTAAAATTTTACAAATAACAAAAATGGCAAATGAAATCTTAGATGCCTTAAATCCTTTGGTGGATGGCATTAAATCAGAAATTAAGTCAGTAGATGCTAAATTAGCAGCTGACATTGCACAGCTTAACGAAGATGCGCAAAAGAAAAATGAAACAATTGGCGAACTGGCTACAAAAGTAAAAGAGATGGCTGCTTCTGCTAATCGTTTAAAATCAGGTATTGAAGATAACGCAAAAAAAGACTGGTCAAATTCTGACAAGTTCAAAGCTGCTGTTATGGAAATTGTAGCTGAAAACTACGATAAAATCAAATCTGAAACTCCTTTTATTAGCACTAAGCTTGTTGGTGACATGACATTAGGGAATAACCTGACTGGTACTTCTCAGATCAGCTATGTTCCTAACGGAATTATGCGTGATTTTTACAATCCGCATCTTTATGATGTTTTCCGTATCATCCCTACTGCTACAGGTAATGTGACTTTCCCACGTGCTACAGCAGGCGTTGGTGAGGGATCATTTGGTGCGCAAACAGAAGGTAATAGCAAAGCACAAATTGATTACGATGTAACAATGGTAAACGTTGCAGTTCCTTTTATTGCAGGTTTTACTAAAGTTAGTCGTCAAATGTTGCAGGATCTTCCTTTCTTGCAAGCTTACCTTTCACAGTCGCTTGTTGAAGATTGGAACAGAGCTGTTAACGTTCGTTTCTTAAATACAATCGCTTCCGGTTCAACTGCCCTTTCAACTTCCGCAACTGTTAACGCAGAAAAAATGATTGATGGTGTTGCACAACACATGGGTCTCGGTTTAGGTATGCCTAACTTGATTTTGACTACTCATGCATCATGGGCTACTTTGATGAAGACTAAGCCATCTGATTATAGCGTACCCGGTGGTGTAACAATCGGAGCAAATGGCGAAACTCGTATCGTTGGTATTCCTGTAGTTCCACATTCTCAGGTTACTGGTTCACGTTTCTATGTTATCAATACAGAAGCATTTGGCATTGCTCAAGCCTCTGCTCTTAGCGTACGTAGCACAGAGTTTGATGATAAAGATTTCCAAAAGAATCTGATCACTTACAGAGCTGAAGCACGTATAGAGCTGCTTAGCTTCCAACCAACTGCCGCTGTTTACGGTACTACCGGAACTGCTTAACTTTTGTTTGTGTTGGTTTACAATTACAGCCCTCCACTTTTGGGGGGCTTTTTCGTATATTTGGTTTATGAAAGCAGTTTGCCTAAGTTTAGCAAGTCGTAATGATAGATGGGATTTAGCACAAAAACAATTTAAAGAGCAAAATATTATAGTAGAGCGATTTTATGCTATTGAGAATGCAGATCGGTTTTTGTCATTTAATTTATCAATGCAGGCTATTTTAGAGACAATAACGGAAAATACAATAGTATTTGAAGATGATGTATTGTTTGTAAATGATATGCTTAAGCATATTATTTTAACAGCTCCTGCTGATTGGGATATGCTTTATTTGAGTGGCCATGTTTTAAGGCCATTGAAACACGTTGAGGATCATTGGTGGCGGTGTAAACATACGCATACAACTCATTCTGTTATTTATACGTCGCAAGCGGCAATGTATATACTTGAGCGGTTTGATCCAATGAAAAGCGGTATTTATGATGATTTCCTTTTGCGTGAAATACAGCCAAATTTAAAGGCATATATTTGTAAGCCGTTTGTAACTACTCAGCGACCCGGTTATTCAGATTTATGGCAAACTGAAACGGATTATGGCATACAACACACACAAAGCAAATTAATATGAGAATAGTTCATATAACTTTTGCTGATGTCAATATGTCACAAAGTGCAATACTTTGCAGGGATAGTGCTTTAAAACATGGCGCGCATCATTCTATAATGTTTAATGAAAAATGTTACGATCCTTTGTTTTATAATTTGAATAAAGATGTATTGAATCAGCAAAGGGGAGCTGGGTATTGGTTATGGAAACCGTATATTATTTATAATAACTTATGCAGATTAAATGAAGGTGATCTATTAGTTTATACTGATGCAGGGGTCGAGATAGTCAATGATTTAAATAT